ACCCCGTCCACATGAACCGTGCAGGCCCCGCATTGCGCGATGCCGCAGCCGTATTTCGTTCCCGTCAGGCCCAGCACATCGCGCAGCACCCACAGAAGCGGCATGTCGGGATCGAGCCCTTCGGTGGAAAAATCGGCCCCGTTCACGGTCAGCGGCATGGCGGCTCCTTTCCTGTTTTGCGCAGGCACGATAAACCGTTCGGTTCAGGTGTAAAGCCGGATTTCCGGCGTGGTTGAGCGTGGCGTTTCCTGATGCGGCTTGAGGGCCAAAACACCGTGAAGCCGCGTCATGACCCGTGGTGCATCATGCCTGCCTGTCTGAGGCCATGTGCCAATCGCCACACCCGTCAGTCAGAGATCCACCCGTCCTCCGACTGCCATCAAGCGCACAGGTTGTCGGAATTGGCACTAAGTGAAAATCTGGCCAAAGTTGCCTCGACATAGTTCAGAATTCCCAACAATAACAGCGCTTTAGTTCTTACGGATTCCGGCTAGGGGCAAAGATCCCGCGAGAACAGGGGCAAGATGCCGCGAAACCGGGCCGAAGACAATAAAAAATCCCGCCGAAGCGGGCCGGTTCATGTGGAAGGGTTGGTTTAGATCAGACCTAAATCTGCATAAGAAGAGCAGAATTGACATCTATGCAGATGGCCGCAATCCCCGATTTTCCGGGTTGGCGGTGAGCTGGGATGCGCCCGACCAAGATCGCCACGAACACCTTTTCGAAATGGCCGACACCACGCTGGCATGCATATGCAAGGGCGTGATATTTTCCGCTTAGTTCCTCGTCAACCTCCGGGAGCGCGTGCAAGATTTCAAGAAGATCGTCAAGGTGTCGCCGGGAAAAGACAACATGACGGACAGAACCACGACCGGTTCTGGGAACAAGAGGTTTTACGATGCCTTCTCGATAAAGAATTTCGACTTGGCGTTTACTCGCGCCAAGATATTCAGGCAGCTCTTCAAGGGGCACAGCAGTGTTGAAATCTCTGATCAGGGGCACTGTATTGGCCGCCTCAAAAATCATGTTGCCACTTTCGATGTCGGTCGCATCCAGAGGGACTTCACCAAGCTTCTTGAGAAGCCGACATAGGCGCGGGCGATCAATCCGGACCTCGGCAGACAAGCTGGCAATCGTATGGAACCGCCGCTCCACAATCTCGACACCCAAAACCTTAGTGCCCGGTTCTACAGCGGAGTGCTTTACAATGTGATCGCGCAAGATATCCCGGATCGGCCCAGGATCGATGGCGTTGGCCCGGCGATCCAGCCAGTCGAACAGCGTGCCATAATAGGCCAGAGGACCCGCTTGGACAGCCGACGCCGAGGAAGTCTGGCGGATCGTGTTCAGCGCTTCTTCGATCGCCTCGGCGCCTTCCCGATAGATTGAAAAACCGATGTCGGTGGCTTCTTCGGTTTCAGCCGCCGTCATCTTTGTCAACTTGACCCGGTGGCCATGCTCAAGAACGCCTCCAAGCATTTCCGATGCGGCAAGGACTTGTTCAGTGGTTTGCCCATCCAGCCAAGGATCGCCGAAGCTGGACTCGCCGTGCATCCGCTCTTGGAGCCAGCCAAGGTATTCCGGCGCGTGCCCGTCGGCATCCTCGGCTTTTGCAATAGGTGACGTGCCAAGTGCGGCGCGGATGTTCGTCGCGTTTTTGACGGGTGCTTTTGAAAGCCACGCGCCGTGTCTGTCGCAGCGATTGACATGCCTAAAGCCCCAAAGGATCCGATGGCGCCGGTCGACCTGCGGACCATCCTCGAGTAGGCATGCAGGGCAATAGCGGGCGGTGCGTGGTGATAGAAAAGTCTTTGACATCTCCTCGCCGCGAAACAGTGCGCCCCGCGGAAACACCCGAATGACGCTGCGCTGCATTTCCTCGACGTCATGACCGGTGGCCGCTGCCAACATGGCGACTGCGTCCACCCGCCCCGAAATGAAATGCTCCCTGTGAATGCCACGGTCAGCGAGCAGGCGCTGCATACCACGACCGGTATGAAACAAAGACAGCCGGTCGGTGAAAGACAACAGCGTCTCTTCGGGATCGAGGGGAAGTTGCGGGTATAGAACCGTCATTTCAACCACCCAATGGCCTCCATCTCGCCCTTTACAGTGTCCCAGGCCGCTGGGTGGAATGGCGTCATCTCCACGTTCTGATTGATCTTTCTGAAAACACGTCCGGCATGTTCCAAAGACAGTTCATCATGCTTGCGGATCACCGCGTCACGCAGAATTTCTTTTGCCAGCGTGATACTGCGACCAACCTGCCCATGCTCTGCAAGTAGTATCCGTTCTGCAAACGCTTCGTCCGCACGCACTTTCACACCCAGCGTTTCCGCAGACCTCAAAAAGCTGGTTTCGAAGAGTCGTGCAGAATTCGTTTGGGCGCGAATCTTGGAAAGCTCGTAGACTCTGCACCGACGAAAGGTCTCACCAGTCTTTTCCGACAGAATGGCATCGCGGAGCTCCGGCACTCCGGCGATGATCAATGCCACGCCATGGTCTGACTGCATCATGTGTTTCAAGGACTGGATCGCAGTGCGAACATCCTTACCAGGGCCAGGCTGCAACATGTGCTGGCATTCATCAATGATGACAGTCTTTATCCCGACGATAGGGAAACGAACGCGCGCAATATCCCAGGCATCTGAGGCGCGGATCTTTGGGTCAAACTTGGTATAGCCGGTCCTTTCGAGGAAAATTTCCGCAAGCTTCTTGATTGAAGCTTCGGGGGGCACAGTGACGACAAGCGTGTTTCCGGTATTTTCGCCTGTGAATTCCGACAGCACAGAGCTGCCCCGGAGCAGGCGCATGAGCTGAGCCGTCTTGCCGCTACCGGACGCCCCAAGAACCATCAGTCCTTTGGTTTCACCGGTAAGGGGGTCAAGACGCGGTTGTGCCGTCATCTGCCCCTCCTCATCGACCTCAAACAAATCCTGCAGGTAATCCGAAAGCGCTTCATCCTGACCAAAACGCCAATAGCGATTGCTCAGCCATTTGAGCTTATCTGGTATGGTGACGGGGTTGATAATGGTCGTGTCGTTCATGGTCTACTCCATTGAATTTTCATCTGAGATGTTTAGGCTGGTGGTGAATTCATCCTCCTGATGGGCGCCTGCGGTTTCAGGAAGGCTGGGACCAAATTCCAGATCGCCCTCAAGGTCACCCAACAGTTCGCGGTATTCGCCTGCGGCACGGCGTCGTTCTGTCGTGTCTGCAAACTTCGAGAAACGGGCCACCTCGCCTGCAAGGTCGGCAGCGGTCTTTGGGAGGGATATCAAGCCCGCAAGACGTTTTAGGCGGTATGACTCTGAATTGACGTTATTGATGAAATTCCGACGTGCGGCACTTTCATCTTTGTCATCACGCGCACGTTCGCTCAGCCAAACCCTCAGATCCGAGTCGGTTTTTCCAATCCACATTGGATTGCATGCCGTGACGGTCGACCACGGGCCATCACCAGCCCTTACACTGATTGCACCGATATCGCCGTCCCACCGCAAGATCTCAACGTCTTCGACGTTGGAGTTCAGATAGAGATTCATCATTTCGTCAGTTTGGTAGTCGATGTAATCGACCCGAACCCCGCTCCGGCCGAGCTTGCGCTTCTTGCGCACCCCAAAAGCCTCGCGCATTTCGGCGCTGGTCAAAGACCGCGGCGGACATTCCTTTGTTGCTTTTATCCATGCCTGTGCCGGCGACATCCCGAGTGCCGAATGTGATCGGGTGTGATATGCATCGACAGTCCAACGCACGAGCCAGCCCAAGAAAGCTTCCATAGTGAGAGTAGCGCGTTTTGCCGGCTCATTCTCACCCCTTTCGACGACGTTGCTGAATGCGCGACCCGAAAACCGTAGAAGAAGATCGCTATGAATCGTCCGAAAAACGCGCTCGATAAACGGCTTCAACCATGGCTTTCCGGCAGGTGCTCCGATGTTGGTTATGCCCAGATAGGCAAGAATGTCGTAGGCATCGTCGGTAACGTAGGCCGCGCCCCGATCGAGCACGATCTCTTCGGGTGCCCCAGCCATAGGCCAGCCGAATTTCGCACCCGCGGCATCGGCGATTGGAGACTTATCCGTATAAATCATCTCGAGGGTATGCTGGAGAGGTCTTTCCAGAGCCTGAGGCACAATCTGAAGTGCCAGCAGACACCGGGTGTGAACATCGATAGCCGCGGACAGCGTTACCCGGAACGCCGAACCGTCAAGGCCGATCAGCTTCCGGATTGATGGCGGTAGGTGGTCAAAGAGGCCCGTGTTTTGCATAAGGACGAACAAATCAATTGTATATTCATCGACTTCCACGCGCTCCAGAGCACGAAAGGTTTCAATTCCTATACCAAGTGCATGCATGTCCTTGTAAGCTTTGTCCCAGCCGTGCATCCGAATGGCATGGTCGATCGGCGCGTGCTTTTTGATGAGGCCCAACACATAGTCATAGCTGACCATCTTGAGTTTTTCTGCAGGAACGGGCATCCGTTCCCGACGCTCATTCTCCGCCTTGATCGCCGCCTGAACGCTCTCGGCGAAAGATGTGACAAATAGTGGGACGCTCTTGATCCCAAAGTATATTCAGGATTCTACATGCGAACGCTTCAGTTGCGTTGTTGTATCGATCGTATTTACCGCAATTACGATACTTGTCGAAAAGTCCGTCATCGCCATCGATGCGCCACGCCCAATACCACTTCCACATGGTATGACCGCTTTTGAAACCCTGATGAAACTTTGCAGCCTGTTGAAGTTCCGCCTCTGTTTGCTTGATAATTGAACCACCGCGCCTCGGCTGGCGAATGAGCTTAGCGGATATATACTTGTCGTAACGATTTCTTCCATTCGTGATGATATCAACGACCTTTGCGTCGAAGTCATCACGAACTGGTTTCAAATTCCTAACCAGCACCGCGCCGAGATCGAGGCGGTGGTCCAAGGCGCGGCGCGTGATGCCGCTTTCGACGCGCTCTGCGCCAGCATCGGCACGGCGCTCGCCGCAGACCGTACCCTCGGCGGCCTCTGCGACTGGGTCGAGGCGGAAGCGCCGCGCCCGGTCGATCTGCCGGTCGAGGGCGCGGCCAGCCTCAAGGCCGCCGTGATCCCGATGGTGCTGCACTATTCCACGGCCGACCCGCTCGGCTGATCCCGACAACCCGAGGAGAACACCATGGCACGAGCCCAGGGGGCGCGGGCGCTGATGGCGCTTGCGTTCGAGACGACCTACGGAACGCCGCCCGCCAGCGGCTTCACCCGCATGCCCTTCGCAAGCACCTCGCTGGGAGCCGAACAGCCGCTGCTGAACTCGGAGCTCTTGGGCTACGGCCGCGATCCGCTGGCGCCGATCAAGGACGCGGTGACGGCCGACGGCGATGTCGTCGTGCCGCTCGACGCCGAGGCCTTCGGCTTCTGGCTGAAGGCAGCCTTCGGCGCACCCACGACCACGGGCGCGGAAGCGCCGTACAGCCACGAGTTCCAGTCGGGGTCGTGGACGCTGCCCAGCATGTCGATCGAGACCGGCATGCCGGAGGTGCCGCGCTACGCGATGTATTCCGGCTGCGTGCTCGACCAGATCACCTGGCAGATGCAGCGCTCGGGCCTGCTGACCGCAACGGCACGGCTGGTGGCGCAGGGCGAGACGGTGGGCACGACGACGAGCGCAGGGACACCCGCCGCGCTGGAGCTGAAGCGCTTCGGCCATTTCAACGGCGCGATCACGCGGAACGGCTCGGCGCTCGGCAACGTGGTCTCGGCCGAGATCACCTATGCCAACAACCTCGACCGGATCGAGACCATCCGGAGCGACGGCCGCATCGACGGCGCGGACCCCTCCATCGCCGCGCTGACCGGCCGGATCGAGGTGCGCTTCGCCGATCAGACGCTGGTGACGCAGGCGATCAACGGCGAGGCCTGCGAAATGGAATTCGCCTACGTCCTGCCCTCGGGCGAGAGCTTCACCTTCACCGTGCACGCCGTCTACCTGCCGCGCCCGCGGATCGAGATTTCCGGGCCGCAGGGCGTACAGGCGACCTTCGACTGGCAGGCCGCGCGCGACAGCGTGGTCGGCCGGATGTGCACCGCCACCCTCGTGAACGATGTGGAGACGTATTGATGCTGACGCTCGACCTGTCCAACGCGCCGCGCTGGCACGACCTCGCTTCCGGAGTCCGGGTGCAGCTCCGCCCGCTGACCACGGCGCTGATGGTGGCGACGCGCAGCGATCCTGCGGTCGAAACCATCCCCGAGGAAGCCTCGGACGAGGAACGCGCTGTGTCCTTCGCCAAGGCGCTGGCCCGCCGCGCGGTGCTCGCGTGGGAGGGCATCGGCGATGCCGACGGCAACGCGCTCGATCCGAGCCACGAGTCCGTTGACGCGCTGCTCGACATCTGGCCGATCTTCGAGGCCTTCCAGCTGACCTACGTCTCCAAGGGCCTGCTGCTGGAGCAGGAAAAAAACGTCTCCGCGCTCTCGCCGAATGGTCCTTCGGCGGGGGCGAGCGGTACTGCGAAGCCTGCGCGAAAGCGTGCGAAGACTGCCCGGCGCGGCTGAACCGGCCGATGACAAATGAAGGCTGGCAGGTCTGGGACCTGGTCGGCCGTCTCGGCGGGCAGCTGCGCGTGCTGCCTGTCGCCGTCGTCGGGTGGGATCTGACCGCGGCGCTGGCGCTCGGTGACGCGCTCGGCGTGCCGCCGCTCGCCATGGCCGAACTGCTGCCCGTCATCGAAGCGGTGATGGTCGCCAAACTCAACGAACAGATGGATCATTCCCATGGCGGAAAAACGGGTTAGCGTCCGCCTCGCGGCCGTGGGCGGGCGGCAGGTGCGCGCCGAGCTGGAAGGCGTGGGCGAAGCCGGGTCGCGCGGCTTCGGGCGGCTGAGCCGGAAGATGGAGGCGGCCAACGGCTCTGTTGCACAAATCGCCTGATGGCCGAGGCTCCCCTTTCCCCGGACGGACTCATCCCACGGCTTCTGTGACTGGTATGCCGAGGGCGGTGAAGCCGTTCAGCACGGCGACCCTGACCTGGAACTCTGCGACCTGACGGTCGAAGTCACGAGAGGCGAGACGTTGGCCCAAGAGCTTGACGCAGTGCATCTTGGTCTCTGCACGGCTTCGTCGATGATAACCGCTCCATCGTCGTCGCCAGATGGTCCGTCCGAAGCGCCGTGAAGCGCGGAGGGCTTCGTTTCGTGCGACCGCACCGGCGGTGTCTGGCTTCCAGGGCTTTGCGTTCTTGCGGGGCGGGATGATGGCGGCGGCACCGCGGGCGGCGATGGCCTCGTGGCATTTGCGTGTGTCGAAGGCGCCATCGGCGGTGACGGTGGCGATCTCCTGGTCGGGCGGGATCTGGTCGAGCAACTCGGGCAGCATCGGCGCGTCGCCAATGTCGCTGGTGGTGAACTCGGCGGCACGGATTTCCAGTGTCTTCTCGTCGATCCCGATATGGATCTTGCGCCAGACGCGCCGTTTCGTGCCGCCGTGCTTGCGGGCGTTCCACTCGCCTTCGCCCTCGACCTTGATCCCGGTGCTGTCGACCAGGAGATGGAGCGGGCCCTGCGAGCCGCGATAGGGGATGGCAACCTTCAATGTCTTCTGGCGGCGGCTGAGGGTGCTGAAGTCGGGCACCGCCCAGTCCAGTCCGATCAGCCGCAGCAGGCTCTCGACGAAGCCGGTCGTCTGCCTGAGCGCCATCCCAAACAGCACCTTCATCGTCAGGCAGGTCTGGATCGCTCCATCACTGTAGTCGGGCGTCCGACCACGCTTGCCTGTGGGCTCGCCGCCCCAGGTCATCTCCGGATCGAACCAGATCGTCAGCGAGCCGCGGCGCTTGAGCGCTTCGTTATAGGCCGGCCAGTTCCTGGTCTTGTAGGCGGGGGGGGTGGGTCTGCTCATGCCTTCCCAGCTACCACGCTGGATTCACGAGATGAATCCCTCACAGGATTTGTGCAACAGAGCCGCTTACCACATGAAGTCGGCCCGCTTTCCGGCCTACAAGGACCTCTCTGGCTTCGACTTCGCCGCCAGCGAGATCAACGAAGCCACTGTCAGGACCCTGCACCGCTGCGAGTTTATGGATGGTGCCCAGAATGTGGTCCTGATCGGTGGCCCAGGCACAGGAAAGACCCATGTCGCGACGGCGCTCGGCATCCAGGCCATCGAACACCACCGCAGGAAGATCCGCTTCTTCTCGACCATCGAACTGGTCAACACGCTCGAACAGGAAAAGATCAAGGGCAAGGCCGGACAGATCGCGGAACCCATGACCAAGCTCGACCTCGTTATCCTCGACGAGTTGGGATACCTGCCGTTCAGCGCGTCAGGCGGGGCACTGCTCTTCCACCTGCTCAGCAAGCTTTACGAGCGCACCAGCGTCGTGATCACCACCAACCTCAGCTTCAGCGAATGGGCCACCCAAGTTCAACAGAAAACCAACTAAGTAATTGATTTTACTAAGGCGGGATTCGCCTTTGTGTGACTACGCGACGGCCCTCAGGCGGGTTTTGGCAGGTTCAGCGTGTCGAAT